CATCTAGCCCAGAGCCAGAGCCATCGTTGCCTTGATGCCATACTTTGTAGTTTCGGTACTCAAGCCCATTACTCTTTAGGTTGTTACCTGTACCTGTAGGTTCAGAAGCCTGCCAAGCAGAGTTGTTATGGTAGGTTACAGAAACACCTTCCATGTGTGCCGAATGTTCGTACACAGAAACATGATCGTAGTTTGAGTTCTTCTTGACCCACAACTCAATGTCTGTGCCTGACCCGTTGTCAAGAAGTTTAAAACTATCGTCATCAAAAGGGTCAGAACCGTGCATCCCTAGTATCGACAAATTAACAGCGTTAGACTGCGCAATCGACACGTCGCCAGTTCTAACCGTAACACCCACTATAGCGGCGGCAGAGTTAGTACTGCTTTCCTCGTTCATAAAGAAATAGAGGAAAGTACCGTCATTATAGTTACCTGTAATGTCGTAGGTAGCTATCTTTGCCCAGTAGTTAGCAGAACTATTGTTTCCAGAAGCAGTTTCCATGACTTTTCTAGAGTAGTCTACAGAGTCAATACCATCCAACAAGTTACTGTCAGCAGCTTTACCTGATGTGGACAGCTTACCATCCAAAGCAGTCTGCAATCCATCTACGTTAGATATAACGTGATTGTGACTATCGTCAGCTACAGTAACAGTAAGTGTGGCGTTACCAAGGTTAGTAAGTGTAGCACTACCAGACGCATCACCAGAAAGTGTTAGCGTAGGGTCTGGCTTGTTTGTAGTGTTAGTCCAATCTAGGTAGTGGCTACCGTGTTCACCGTCTAGTGTGTCAGCGTCAATATTAAGCGCATCGATATCAGCCTTTGTTTGATCACCAGTAGCTCCAGCTGAAATGCCGTCTAGTTTAGCACCATCTGCAGAAATATCACGACCATCTATAGTCCCAATATCTGTTGTAATATTCCGGTCGTCATCGATAACCGTTGTGCCTGCAATTTTAATTGCCATGTTCGTATCTCCTACTAGGCAAGACGATTCCGAAAAGCCGCCTTAAATTACGTTATTGTTGCATTAGAATCAACGTTTCCTACTACCTGTAGGTTTCCAGAGGAATCTAGTTTCATTTTATTGACACCGTTTACTGAAAAATATAAGTGTCCGTTAGTTTCTGTTACGACAAAAGAGCCAAGGTCTACTGAGTTAGCGTTGACTGTACCCGTTACGTTGATGCCTGTGCCGGTGGTGCTGAATCTGAGGGAGCCGTTGTGGCGTAAAATTACACCACCACCAGTAATAAACTGCGCCATAGTGTTGGCATTGGTTGTGTCGTAGAAGTTAATCTCTGACCCATTTGTTTGAATGCTGAGATCGCCCCCGCCAGATTCTCTGATAATACTGTTACCGTTAGAAGTCTGATGGAAGATTTCTAAATCACTGCCAGCACCAAACACAGCCTTATCGTCATCACCGAAGTTTATGTTCGCAGACGTTGTAGCGCCGTCCATTGTCACTGTGCCTGTTACGTCAATACCTGCGGAGGTGGTGGATAGTTTAGCTGCATTGTCGTAAAATAAACTTAAAGCACCATTTGAGTTTGCATTGATGTAATTTTCATCAGATGTGCTGCGAACCTTAAAGTTATTTGCTTTAATAATTAAATCACCTGTCCCGGCGGTATCATCAATGTAACTATTGCTTCCATCGTGATAAATCTTCAGGTCAGCCCCAACACCAAAAGTCGCCTTCACGTTGTCGCCAAACTCAAGTGCTTCTTCGGAGGTGTCCCATACTAATTTCGCTGATGCACCTGTTTCGTCCCAAAAGCGAACATCACCGGCAGAGTTAATATCTAGGCGGTTAGTTGTAGATGCCCCACCATATCCAGCAAAAACAATACGACCGTCTACTGTGTCATTTCTTGCCCTTAAGAATACATCTGACCCTTGCTGCTGAAGAAAACTAAATTGGTTTGTTCCATCTGTGTCTTGAACTTGTAGACGTGGGTTTGAACCTGAAACAACAATAAACTCATCTGCATCAATACGCCCCGTTACGTCAATACCTGTGGAGGTGGTGGCGAGTTTTTTACTATTATCGTAGTAAAGTTCTACGGCATTATCTGCCAAGAACACCGCCATGTTTTCGCCAGTGGCGCTTTCAATCTGGACGTTGTTTGAACCTTGAATGTAAAGAACGCCCTGACCTTGTTCACTTACATAACTGTTGTTGCCATCATGATAAATCTGCAAATCACTGCCAGCACCAAAAATAGCCTTGTCGCTGTCGCCGAAGGACAAATTGCCCGTCATAGTATCGCCAGTGGAGTTTACATAACGAGAATCACCAATGTTTTGAACTTCTGTTGTAAGAGAAGCAGTTGTAGCTTGGTTAGAAGAATTACCAATAAAGATGTCACCATCATCAAGGTTAGGGGTAGCATTAGCACGACCCGCGCCAGTAACCATAATGGAACCACTGTTCAAATGAACTTTAACAACCTTACCGATGTTTTGAATAAGGTTCCCAGAACCTGCTGGAGGAGTTGTTGTAAGCCCTCCTGTAGCAGCTACATAAAGAGTATCACCCTCAGAAAAACTTGAAGTGTTAATCCCTTGAATAAAGCCAGTAAGGACAAGGGTGCCTTCTGCTTCGTCTGCTAGAGTCCCAGCGAGAACACCAATAGCAGGCATAGACCCCGCTGTGTCAGCCCTTGCTGCTTGGACTTCGATGGAATTACCAGCCGTTCCACTTGCATAAACCGGGGTTCCAATTGCTAAAGAGCCTCCGGAAACATTCTTACAAGTTTCAGTTATAGTGCTAGTTGCTGCCCCACCACCTTGGGGTGCCATTTCAATAATGGTTCCGGCGGTTGTTTTAGAATAAATCTTTTGATCGGCTAAGTTTAAGGCCAATTCACCTGGAGCTAAGTCTCCTGCCGAAGGAATACTAGCTGCTACAGAAGATTTCTTATGAATAATTTTAGTTGCCATTGGGCTAATTTCCTATGTGTAAGGAGGACGCCCCTATAGAGGAGCGCCCTGAGTAATTGTACGGGCCTAGTAAGTGCCACCGTCCAAGGTTACGTTTTGTAAGGTCTCGTTAGAAAGATCCCATGCGTCATCTGCTTCATTCCAAACAAAGGATTTATTTGCAGAAGTACCACGCTCAATCTCAATACCACCGTTTTGTGAGGGTGTTCCTGTTTCATCAGAGTTAAGCAAGATGATTGAGTCACCAATGTTAACTTCATTGGAGTTTACAGAGGTAGTTGTACCTTGTACTGTCAAGCTACCTGCAATGATGACCTCACCAGTTGCATCACCTGTACCTGCAGGGTCAATAGTGATGGTTGAACCACCTTCGATAAGGTCTGTAGTGACCTTGTTAAAGGTTACATCATCAGAGGTGCCAACGGATTGACCAATTGCAACTTCACCATTAGTAATGGTTACGCCAGTACCGCCTGTAAAGTGAGCACGTACTTCTGTAGCACTAGGGCCAGTATAGGTAATAACCCCTGTAGTAGAGTTATAAGCTAGAGATCCATCACCGCCAGCGTCTGTTACGCTTACTTTTCCACGAATAGTCGCATCTGTAATGTCAAAAGTACCAGAGGAATAGGTTGTGTTAGTTCCTGCTGAGAAGTGAGCTTGTGCCTCTGCTGCGCTAGGTCCGGTATAAGTAATAACCCCGGAAGTACTATTGTAGGCTAAGCTACCATCACCCCCTGTGTCAGTAACACTTACAGCAGCACGAGCACGAGAATCAAGGTAGTACTGGTTAGTTGTACCTTCTGTAATGTCGTCAGTATCAAACTCTGTAAAGTCAACAGAGAAAGTACCTGTAGCTTCATTGTAGGTTACACCAACACCGTCTGCAAGATGAGCACGTACTTCAGCAGCACTCGGGCCTGTATAAGTAAATACACCATTTGTAGAGTTGTAAGAGAAAGAACCATCGCCACCAGCATCTACAGCAGAGACTTCAGAACGAATATCGGCAGCTGTTACACGGTCAAACGTATAAACACCATCTGCATAAGACAAGTCACCATAACCAGTGCCTGTGTTAGCAGCAGTTAAAAGGCCTTCTACATCTGACTCAAAATTGCTGTTTACAAAGTTACTACCATCCCACTTAACGTGATCGCCCGCAGTAAGGCTTGTAAGGTTTACATCTTCAAGTTCAGCAAAGGTTTGATAACCAGCAGACTGCCACGCAGTACCGTCATAGGCTTGTAAGGAGTTAGTACCTGTGTTATACCAAAGGTCACCTTCAGCAGGGCTAGTAGGGGCAGTCGAACCAACATAAGGGTTGCCAACTTGAATAACGTTGTCTGAATTGTTTTTAGTATAGAGCTTGCGATCCGCAAGATTAAGAGCTACTTCGCCGATCTCCAAGTCTGTACTTAGGGGGACTGCGCCGATAGTACTCGACTTTTTAAGAATAATTTGAGTTGCCATTAGAATGAGCCTCCGATAATAGAAGTGTTAGCGTTGTCTAGGTTTGTTGTCGCTGTATACTTCTCTGTTGTTCCATTGTAGACTAGTAAAGCACCGTCTGTTTTGTTTGTATTGTCAATATCACTAATAGAGGTAGTGGTAAAAGTATGAGTAGTAAACCTTTGGTCTGCTGCGGAGTAGACAATAAAGTCACCGTCTGCTACAGCATCATAATCAACATCTAACAGGTCAATCAAGTCAATTCGTTCTTTTAAAGAACCTGCATTGATTGTTTCTATTAGTGTTCCAGCAGAGTTTACAATATCTACTAAAAGGTTCTTTTCACTGTCAAAGTATATACGATCAACAGAATCACCTCTTGAACCTTGCCCACCAGTCCTCGACAAAGAAATACTATGTTCTGTATTACTTACAGAAATAGAAATATTATTGTTAGAAACGGTAGTGGTATAAGACATTATACAGCCTCCGAGGGGCTATAACGAACTTGCACAAGCCCCCTCATAGGTTTCCAAATTTGTTGATATTCGTCTACACCAGCATCACGAACCTCTAAACCAATCCAACCATAGGAAGGAGCTTCAGGGGAGGGTTGTGTAGTCCAGTTATCAATTAGTTCTTCAGGAATAACAAGTTTAAAAGTATTATCGGTAGGATCACTATCAATAATGTCCAACGTTGTAGTTTCGCCGCCTGTTTGTTCTTGAGTAGGCAACTCATTTTTGGTGTGATCAAGAGTAGAGCTATCTGCCTCTACAATCTTAGCCACAAGTGTATAATCGCTAAGGTTAGTTAACCAGTTTAAGGTGATATCCATGTGGATTTGTTCACCTTCAATGATAGACACTAACACAGAGCCATTATCGTCAATTAAGTCTTTTGATTGAGAATTAATTTTACTGCGTGCCATTGTTTCCTCCTGCCGATCCTCAGATGGGCAATAAGTGTTGTTATTATTTTAGAATAAGACTTGTCTATTACTTTTTATTTTAAATGGTAGACACCTCCCTATTAAGGAGATGCCTTCTGTTAATCTAAAGCTTAGGGATTCTGTAAGCTGTTCGAATCAACTTACCCGCTTCAGTGTCTGTTTGGGAAAGTCCAGCATAACCTGCCGCTGCAACACCAGCGACCTTAAGGTTACGAGATATATTCCGGCGAACATTTTCACCAGCAGTAAGGTCAACGTATTTACGGCGAAATACGCCAGTAGGATTAACAAGCCCCAGAGCCTTCTGACCTACTTTATTCTTAAGAGAAGTCTTTTTATACTTAGCACGGGAGCTAGCTAGCCGATCTTTATAAGTAGCCTTTTTAAGCGCTTTACCTTTCTTACCCTTAAAGTTAGAGTTAGAAATGCGCTTTTGACCAGCAGCAGTTGTACCGCGCTTAACTCTAGTTAAGTTCATCTTATCAGTCTTGGCAATAGCATTGGCTCGTTTAACCTTACGGCTTACCTTGGGAGCCTTAGCTACTGATTTCTTAACGATCTTTTTAGCTGCTGCTTTCTTGGTAGCAATCTTAGTTACTGACTTAGCACCTAATTTAGTGGACCGAGCTTTAGCAGAGGCCGCTACAGCCTTTTTAAGAGCTGCCTTTCTTTTAGGAGTCATTTTATAAGCGACTCTGGCGAGTCTTCCAATTAATGCCATAAGTTTAGCCTCTCCCGAAACGTTTCTTGAGACCATCAGAGATAGCCTTACGGTGTTTAGCAGACATAGATCCACCTTTACGACCTAAAGCCTTGGCCTTACCTTTAAAATTGAGGGCCTTTTGTTTAGCAGCAAGCTTAATCTTACCAAATCTAGACAGTTTACTTTTAGTGGGAGCTTTACCAGCCATAGTGGCGTTTGCCATAGACTTAGCTGAACTATTTAATTTACGGTTCTTAACTGCTAGTTTATCGTTTCGTACGGGCTTTGCGCCGCCCTTACGACCTTTAGAAGTAGCAGAGGCCATAGTCTTAGCAGCAGGATTCAACTTGCGGTTCTTAACTACCAGCTTGTCATTACGTGCCTTTTTTGGACTACTCTTACGTCCAGCGGAGGTAGCAGTAGCCATAGTGCTTGCGCCAGAGTTAGGACCAGTTCTCTTCTTAGGGGCTACATAACCTGATTTAGCAGATTTTCTTGCAGACTGCTTAAGGCTAATCTTGCGCTTTCCCTTAGGCATGTTCAAAAGACCTACGCGATTCTTTTTAGGTTTAGCTTTTCGTGCCATTATTTTATTCCTTTAATTTATATAGTTTAGAAGCCAAAGCCCCTAGTTGTTACTTTAGAACCGCCTCGCACAGGGAATAAATACTCCACAGCATATCTTAGACCATCTGTCCAGTGTTCAACACCTTCTTTCTTACAGATGGTAGCTGTGTCAGGGTTACTCTCTACCCATGCGGTACGTTCTATTGATTTTATTGTATTTGAACAACGTGGATGGATATACATATCGATATCCCCATTAGCGTTCTTAAACTTCTTGTTGATAGCTGCAACACTATCGATAATAGGAGGTGCCTTACTATGCGCTCTGGTCTGTATACCTTCAGCTTGTAGTATGCTAAAGTCTGTACGTCCAACAGCAGCAGAGGACTTCCTGGCCTTCCCACTAGGGTCAGGGTAAGATATGATGCGGTGTCCCTTATACTTTTCCACTAAGCTTCTTGCTAGGGTCTCAGTATCGGGGTGTCCCTGCATCTCATCTAGTATGTGTATTTGATTACCTCTAAGAGCAAACACTACACTAGCCATAATGCCAACGTTAAAGTCGATAGCAACATGAACATCCTCACCTGTCTCAAAATAAGGCAGGTCTTTATCTATGTGTTCTTTA